CTCAAAAACCCAGTGTTTAAGCCACTTTTAAGGCATTTTAAGTAATTTTGGCAAAAAATAAAAGGCGGTTAAAAAACCACCTTTACTGGTGCAGGTAACTTGCAAGGGGGATAGGAATGGGGAAAATGGGGGATTTTGTTAGCTATATGTAAGCTACGGAGCATAATTATGAACAATTCAGGATAATATAAGACTATATTTTGTTGATTGCGTTCACCAATTCTTTGGGGTTAACGTGGGTATAAACCTTTTCGGTCAAGTCCATTTTCGACTTGTGACCGACTATTTTTTTGATGATTGTGTGGTTTACATTTGCCGATACAAGCATTGAAATGCAGGTGTGTCTTGTTTCGTGTATGGTGTGGTCAAATCCTAAATCATTTTGCAGAGGTGTCCAGTAGTTGCGTTTAAAGTTATCGTATTTCAGCGGCTTGCCATTGGTGTTATTCAGAACATATCCACATTGAGAATCGCTGATGAATTTCTGCCAAAACGGCAATACTTTGTCTGCTATAGGCACGGTTCGTACACCTGAATCGGTTTTTGAACTTTCAACAAAGAAAGTCTGTTCGTCAAGGTTTACATTTGAAATTTTCAGATTGAGAAGTTCAGACACACGCACTCCCGAATAAATCAGCATAAGCACTATTTTTACCGAATCAAGATTTGAATATTCCCACAAAAGATTTATTTCGCTTTCCGAAAACTCCCTGCGTGCTCGTTTTGTTTCATCTGACTTTGTATTGATTTTCAATTTTTCTGCAAGATTGTTATGGAGCATATCGTGAAATATGCAGTATTCGTAGATTTTGTTCAACAGAATTTTAATTCGCCTAACCGATTGATAACCGTTGTTGCAGTTGTCGAGAACTCGTTGCATATCAATGATTTTTATATCGGACATCTTGCGATTGTATAACATTGAGCATTGTTTGTATGCCGCATTATACTGTCTTTTGGTGTTCGGATTTGTGTCTTCAGTGATGAACTCCTTGTACCAAAGTTCATAAATTTCTGAAAAAGTGCGTCTTGCCGAATCAACATCAAACGGGTTTTGATTGTAATCAGCAAGAGCGTTCAGAGCTTTCGGCTTGTTGGGAAAGTAGCCTATAACTCTGCGTTCCTGATTGCGTGTTTCTTTGTTGTATCCTATTGTCACGCAGGCAACCCACGGATTGCGCCTGTTTCCGCTCAGCTTATAAACAGAGCCGTAGCCGTTAGGCAGTTTCATTTTATACACTCCTTTTGCTTAAAAAAGGGTGCAAAAATCCCTTGTGCTTTAAATTACTTGAAAAACACAAGGGAGTGTGATACAATTGTTTTGCGTGTAATCGTATCATCTGCACCCTGTGTAGGTGATTCCGCTCTGTTCGAGGACCAGTCGAGCAGGGCGGATTTTTATTGCTTTATCAACTCATCAACTGTGACATTGAATATTTCTGATAATTTAATCAAAGTTTCAATTGACGGTTGCATTTTGCCTTTTTCATAATTAGAAATCGTTGTGCGGCTAAGGCATAATACCTTGCCCAAATATTCTTGAGTGAATTCTTTATTGGTTCTGAGCCTTTTTAAATTATCACCAAAAGCCATTGTTTACACTCCTTTTTTCGCGATTTTTATTTGAATTGTATATACAAACAGATGAAAATCATTATAATAAGAATAGGGGGTGAGTTGTGTGAAAAAATTAAAAAATATATTTAACATAGTAGTATTTAAATATATTTATGTTTCAGTTTTATCTCCTATAATTGTTGTTATTTTCTGTGATATGAAATTTTGTTTCATAGAAAAATTCTTTACTAATAATTCAAATGCAAGTAATTTAGCTGGAATTTCTGGCACTTTTGTAGGATTTTTACTAACAGCGGCAACCGTATATTTAGCGCTACCTTCCGATAGTAAATTCAAAAGTTGGTTTATTAAATATGGTCATCACAAAATATTTATGAAAATTATTTTATTTGGAACAATATTTTTTATGATACCTATTATATCTTGGATTTGCGATACAACTGCTATGAATTATATTGGAATGTATGGCTTTATAGCAGGTAGTCTTGAAGTGTTAGCGGCAATGTATTATCTATATAACCTTATAATCAAAAATTCTTTGTAACCTAACTTAGCTGTTTGCTTGATTATAAAGTAATTGGATTTCTTTTTCAAATGTTTTTTTAATAAAACCTATATTTTCTGTAGGGCTGCCATCTATTTCAATTTGAGCACTTCTATAAAGCACCTTTTCTAAAATATCAAAGACCTGTTCGATGCCGTCCTGTGAATCTCCTACAATCTTGTATTTTTTGTATTTCTCACTTTCTGCAGATATTTGCTTCAAAACATCTGGAAAATTTGCACCGGTATGTTTAATTTTTATTTTAAATTCTAATTTACTTACTTCAATAGAATTATCCTCATTATATTGTTGCATATTTTTAAAAGTGCGCTCTGATTCGGTAGGATTATATGCCGCCTCAATAGCCTTTACTTTTGAAAACTTCTTAATAGCGTCATCTATGGAATCTACAGTATAGGGGAAAAAGTAAATGTGATAACTTTCCTCAAAGAGAAATTGATTTATAATATCAGTAAATTTTCCTGATTGTTTATTAGATATTATCGAAGTCATACACTTGTCTAAATCAACATAGAAGAACGAGTAATATTCAAATATTACCTTTTGACTATTAAAATCTATTTCTTCAGGTGTATCATTTTTTACAAGTGTTAATTTCATAAATTTATTTGTTGAATCATCTTTTTTAAGAAAAGTCCCAAATATGTAATTGTCATTAAATGAAAGTATTTCAATTCCATATTGATCATCACGCGATTTATATACCCCTGTTTTTGGAAATCTTTTTGAAAACATTTTTCGTAATACATCGGTATCACTATCGCCTCCTGCAAAAAGGGTACACTCGGGGACAGTTTTGAAAAAATAAATTGTCTTTTTTATTGTTTTCAACGACATAAAATTCACTCCCTATATTGACATAATATGATAATATATTATATAATTTTGTTAGGAGTGAAGAAACTGAACACCTTTTATTCCTACTTGACCGCTCATAGTGCCAGCTATGAGCGGTCTTTTTATTATCAAATCAATAAATTATCTCTGTAAAATTCCATTGCTTCAATCATAAATTTATTTGTGACATTAAAATATTCGGCAAGTTCCCACGGCTCTGTTATACCGTTGTGAACCGCTTCTTTCAGCTCATCCAAAGGGATGAGCTTTTTTATTGTGTGTTTTTTTACTTTTTGTTCCATTTTCCCTTTTACGGTTAATGGAGTTGTGAATAAATAAAAAGCACCTAAATCTATGTGAACTTCTTCGTGAGCAAGCAAAACCGTTTCCTCAGTTGTGGTTTCAATCTTGCTTTTGTCAAGAACTACAATTCCGTTTTCGTAAGGAAAAGAAAATGCTTTTGCTTTGTCAGTTTTGAAATAATCAACAGTTATCCCTTTTTGTTCACATTCAAAATAAATATCTTCTAAAGTCATTCAATCATTTCCTTTTTGAGATTTCTTAAATTTGATATAGCTGAGTATATCGTTTTTAAAATCTTCGCTTTCTCCTTCCATTTCTTGATAAGCAGCATACGAAAGTTCATCAAAATTTGCTTTCGGAAGAGGGGAAGAAACCTTTCTTGCAACATCTTCAACTAACTTTTCAATCTGCTCATGCTGTTTCTTTTCTTCTTCGATTTCCTGCTCAGTCATAAGCCTTTCAACAGGAACACCGAGATAATTGGCTATTTTAAGGCGAGTTTGGTATTTAGGTAAAACACCGTTTTTCCAATTGCGTATAGAACCTTTACTCAAACCGACTGCAACCAAAACCGCAGTAACCGTTGTACCGTTCTCTTTACATATTGAATCCAATAAATCAAAGAACACAAAAATGCACCTCTACTTTTGTGCACTTTTCACGAAGTTCACATAAATGCACTTAAATTTCAAAAATGCACTTGCAAAGTACACTTTTATGCACTATAATAAACTTGTCAAGACGATGTGGGGACATTAACTTGACGAAAAAGGTGTGTGAATGTGCACCAACTTTGTAATCTATTTTTTTAACTGATTAAATTATAAAGGCATAGTGCACATTTGTCAACCTAAATTATCAATAAAAAAGGAGGTAATAAATTGTGGATTTTTACAAAATTGTGTCAGATATATGCGATAAAAGAAATATAACACTTTGTTCGTTACTCTCTCAATTAGAAATGAGCAAAGCTAACATCCGAAACTGGCGTAATGGCGTTATTCCTAAAATTTCAGTAAGACAGAAAATTGCTGAAATCACAGATACACCGGTTGAAAACTTACTGACGAATGAAGAAAAGTCAGTTGTCAACGAAATTCTTAAAAAGAACAGTAGGTAATACCACACAATCAATAATACCACAATCGCAGTCCCATTAAACGGACTTTGCTGAAAAGAGGTGAAGAAATGAAAAATAAAATGATAGGCAACTATTCAAATGAAGGAGTGCTTAATATATCGGCTACAAATTTGCAGGAGTTTGAAAGCCTTATAAAAAAGGCAAAAAAACAAGCTGACGAATTGCAGGACACAATCAATCAGCTTGAATTCTTCAATTTTAGTTTTAAGTTCTCAACAGATAAGGATAATTAGTTACCTTCTATCATTCTTTCTGCATTCATAGCAGAAATGTCAAAATCTATAAAAGAAACGATTGCATTTATAAATTCGATTAAGTCGTCAACATTGTATTCCTGCTGCTTTCTTTCGTAATGGGTTTCGTCATTACCTATCCAAGCAGAAGCCATAGCTAAGTGTTTGATTTTACCATTGTCAATATAATTATTTGATACATTGTGACAATGGAGCTTTTATTATTGCTTCTTTGTCATCAGGGTGTAGAAAAATGGCATAATCTTTTACCAAAAATTCCAATGCTTTTCTGTAAGCCATTCCTGAAATATCATTCAAACGATACTGCTGTGAAGCATAAGCCTGATTGTAAATGCTACAAAAATCAGGTGACAAAGCCTTGATGTGCTTTGAAAACTCTCGTTCTTCAACATCATAAACCGGCTCAAATCCTCTTAGGTCAGTTATATCACAATAAGGACCTATATGATAATTACCTAAAAAGGTCTTTTCACAATTGTGACAGAAGAAATGAACGAAAAGATTTGGAGAAGTATGTTCATCGTCAATATAGTAGGAGCTTAAATACGAGGGGTCGCCAGATTTGTGACACATAGGACAGACTGACGGATATTCGATTTCAAGATTTTTCTTACTAAGGTCATCGTTCAATGATTCGCAGTTATAAATTGTCTTTTTGATAAGCAAAGACCCCTTTCATTATATAGTGTAATGAATTGCCGTTCATCACTACATATAGTATATCATAGAAAGCTGGTGAAATCAATGCACATCAATGAATTTGCTGAAATATTGCTCAAAAGCAGAAAACAGAAAGGTCTTTCACAAAGCGAGCTTGCTAAGAAATCAGGCTTTACTAAAAGAGCTATTCAGTATTGGGAGAAAGGCAAAAAGAGTATTTCTCTTGAAAATGCCGACAGGCTCTTAACAGCTTTGGGTGTAGAAATCAAGATAGGTAAAACAGAAAGCAGGTGATAACAATGCAGATAACAGGCACACCCGATGAAATCGCAGAATTTATGAATCTGCTGAAAAGCGATTACAGAGGTGACTGCACGATCGAAAAAGATGTTAATTGAAATAAAGTAGGGAGGTGTTTATATGGACACAGTTCAGATGAACAAAAAAATCAAAGAAATTATGGATAGCAGTGATTTCTATCTGCTTTCTGAGGACGCCGCAAAGGCTATTGGAGTTGCTCCGCAAAACTTGCGTGAACAGGCAAAGGACGAACCCGAAAAATTGGGATTCAATGTAATTGTAGTCGGCACATCTATCCGTATTCCGAGAATACCGTTTCTCAATTATATTCTCGGTTCAAACCCGTTGAAAGGAGTGTAACAAATGGCATTTAAAGATTTAGAAACAAAAAGGTCGCTTAGAAAAAAGTACCGTGACAGCAAAGACCAGCTTAAATACACGCAAAAAAGTCTTGCAAGCACCGAGCAGGAGCGTGACATTGCGAACAGCCGTCTCGAAAAAATAAAAGCAAAGCTTAACAAGGTGACAGCCTTATATGTTGCCGAAAGAGCGAAAAACGCAGAACTGGTCCGCAAGCTCAAAGCCCTTGAAACGCCTGAATCCGAAGCATTCAATTTTGAATGTATGGGGGTCAGTAAATGAAAAAGGGGACAACAGTCGAAAGCGGATATGATGTTGAGGGACGCTGGTGTCTGAAACTCAAAAAAGCTAAAGGCAAGTTTACGCTTGATGAAATAATTGAAGCGGCGAAAGAATGGGAAGAAGATTACTATGCCGTGATTATTAAAGCAATGGGCGATGAGACAGCACAGTATTACGATGATGACCTTGAGGGGGATTGCGTGACGCTATATCGTGCTACATATTTTATAAGCAAGGAGGTGTAACCGATGAAAAGATTAACTTTAAATCAAGACAGCGAAATCAAGGTTAAGGACATCTACGGCAAAATGCACGACTGCAAAGATGTACCAAACGAGTTTTACGGCTGCATTCGCAAACTTTACGACTATGAAAATACAGGGTTCAATCCCGAAGAGATTGAAATAATTGTAGAAGCTCTTGAAGATATGCGTGACAAGCTGTATAAAGCGGACAACCTAAACGCATACAAGGTGAGTGACTATTGTAAAACCCTTAACACTATTCTTGAAGTAAGAGAAAAAAGAAAAATCCGCTGAAGCTCTGCAAAGCCTCAACGGACAAAGAAAAATACCTTAATTAAATGATAGACAATTTTAAGCGAATTGTCAAGGAGGACTTTAATATGTCAGTAAAAATATCAGCTTTTGAAATCGAAAATGTAAAAAGAGTAAAGGCGGTTGCTTATGAACCGACCGAAAACGGACTTACCGTGTTGGGCGGTAAAAACGGACAGGGCAAGACATCTGTTCTTGACGCAATTGCGTGGGCTCTCGGCGGTAATCGTTTTGCTCCGTCTGCTCCGTACCGTGAGGGTTCAACGATTCCGCCACATCTTAAAATCAAGCTCTCAAACGGTATTGTTGTGGAGCGTAGCGGTAAGAACAGCAGTCTTAAAGTAATTGACACCGCAGGCAACAAAGGCGGACAGGCTTTGCTTGACGCATTTGTCAGTAACTTTGCTCTTGACCTGCCGAAATTTATGAATGCAACCGGCAAGGAAAAGGCTGACACGCTCCTGCAGATTATCGGTGTAGGCAACAGAGTTTACGAGCTTGAAACGCAGGAAACACAGGTGTATAACGAGCGCCGTGCTATCGGTCAGATTGCAGACCAAAAGAAAAAGTTTGCCGCCGAAATGCCCGAATACGAAGGCGTGCCGAATGAACCTGTATCAGCCTCTGAACTTATCAATAAACAGCAGGAAATTCTTGCACGCAACGGTGAAAATAACCGCCTGAGAGCAGAAAAAGATAACCTTGAAATCCGTGCCAACAGCTTACAGAGCGAAATCAACAGGCTTAACGAGGATTTGAGAAAATACAATTCCGAGCTTACAAAAGTGCTTGCACAGCTTGAACAGAGCAGAAAGACCGTTGCCGAACTGCACGATGAAAGCACGGCAGAGCTTGAAAGAAACATTACCGAGATTGACGAAATTAACCGCAAAGTCAGAGCCAACCTCGATAAAGCAAAAGCTGATGAGGACGCAAAGGAATATTACGGCAAGTACGCCGATATGACGGCACAGCTTGAAGAAATCCGCAAAACAAAATATGACCTGCTCAACAACGCAAATTTGCCCCTTGACGGCTTATCGGTTGAAAAAGGCGAGCTTACATATAACGGCTTTAAGTGGGACAACATGAGCGGTTCGGAACAGCTTCGTGTCGCTACGGCAATTGTTCGCAAACTCAATCCCGAATGCGGATTTGTCCTGCTTGACAAGCTCGAACAAATGGATACCGACACACTCAAAGACTTTGCAAAATGGCTTGAATCAGAGGGATTGCAGGCTATTGCAACAAGAGTTTCAAACGGTGATGAATGTTCAATCATCATTGAGGACGGTTATATTAAGTCCGAAACAACCGCACCTGTTACAACACCGACTTGGACAGAAGGAGAGTTTTAATTATGGCTACAAGAACTACAGCTAAAACAACAGCAAAAACAAATACAAATGAATGTGTAATCAAATGCAATCCGCACAGAGAGCTTGCCTGCGGTTATACCGATGTACAGGGGGTGAGATAATGAACATCACGAAAGGTAAAATCAAGTCGGCTCAAAAGGTTGTAATTTACGGTCCCGAGGGCATCGGCAAATCAACATTTGCTTCGCAGTTTCCGAATCCTCTGTTTATCGACACGGAGGGCAGCACAAAAAACCTTGATGTTGCGAGAATGGATAAGCCAACATCGTGGACCATGCTAAAGAGTCAGCTTGAATATATCAAAAGCAATCCGACTGTATGCAAGACGGTTGTTATTGATACAATCGACTGGGCAGAACAGCTTTGTATTGATGATATTTGCTCAAAGTACGACAAAAAAGGTATTGAAGATTTCGGTTACGGAAACGGATATGTTTACGAAAAAGAGGAGTTCGGCAGATTTTTGAACAGCCTTGAAGATTTGATTGACAGAGGTATCAATGTTGTGCTTACCGCACATGCACAGCTCCGCAAGTTTTCACAGCCTGATGAAATCGGCGAGTATGACCGTTGGGAGCTAAAACTCGGCAAAAAGACTGCTTCACAGATTTCTCCGCTTGTAAAAGAATGGGCGGATATGGTGCTTTTTGCAAATTATAAAACAGTAGCGGTAGCGACCGACAAAGACGGCAGAAAGTACAAGGCACAGGGCGGAGGGAGAGTGATGTACACGCTTCATCACCCTTGTTGGGATGCAAAAAACCGTCACGGACTGCCCGAAGAAATGGACTTTAGCTATGCAGGCATTTCCCATATTTTTAATGATGTTGCACCTGTAAATAACGCTCCTGTTCCGCAGAATCCGATACCTCAGCCTCCTAAGGCAGAGCCTGTGACACAGCCTGTGCCACAACCTACGCAAATTGAAAAAACTCCCGAATCTGTACCGCTGTCAACACCTCAGATACAGAATGATAAATCTGTCAATATTCCTGAGGGCATACCAAAAACTCTTGCCGACCTTATGAGGGCTAACGGAGTTGACGAAAGCGAAATCAGACAGGCGGTGTTTACACAGGGACACTACCCTTACGATACACCGATTACAAACTATGACCCACGATTTATTAACGGTTGCCTTGTGGGAGCGTGGAATAAGGTATTCGAAGTTATACAGAGCAACCGTGACTTACCGTTTTAATAAGAAAGGAAGATGTATAAATGGATAGAGAATTCGGTTGGAACGACGAAATAACCGAAGAGGGCGGAAATTATGAACCGCTCCCCGAGGGTGATTATGATTTTACAGTAGCAAAGGTTGAGCGTGCTCGCTCACAGGGTAAAGGTAAACTGCCACCATGCAATATGGCAAAAGTGACTTTTGATGTGTGGGGAGCAGATGACAAGCGAGAAATTACAGTTAATTTCGTACTGCACTCCTCGCTTGAATGGAAGCTGTCACAGCTCTTTTTGTCCGTGTCGATGAAAAAGCACGGCGAACCGCTCCGTATGGACTGGACAGGCATTATCGGTAAGAAAGGTAAATGTCAGGTTATCATCCGCAAATATGTGAAGAATGACGGCACAGAGGGCGTAACAAATGACATCAAGTATTTTTATGCCTACGATGAGCAGGTGACAACGATATCGCCTGCCGTAGCACAGTCTGCACCTCAGCAGTATGTACAGCCTACATATCCGCCGCAGTATAACACACAGCCTGCAACGCCAAATACTGCGATGCCGAATAACTGGACACCGGGTAGCTTTTAATGCAGTTGCGACCGTACCAGAATGAAGCAAAGAATGCCGTTTTCTCCGAGTGGGAAAGCGGCAATTTAAAAACATTACTTGTCTTGCCTACAGGCTGTGGCAAGACGATAGTTTTTGCAAAAATCACCGAAGAATGTGTCCGTCGAGGTGACAGGGTGCTGATACTTGCCCACCGTGGAGAATTGCTCGACCAAGCGGCGGACAAAATCCAAAAAGCAACAGGGCTTAATTCGTCGGTTGAAAAAGCCGAGCAAAGTTGCATAGGTTCGTGGAACAGGGTTGTTGTAGGCTCTGTACAGACGCTTATGCGTGAGAAAAGACTGTCAAACTTTGACAGCGATTATTTCGACACAATCATTATTGATGAAGCACATCACTCAATCAGCGACAGCTATCAGCGTGTGCTTGAGCATTTTGACAATGCAAAAGTGTTGGGTGTTACCGCAACACCCGACCGAGGAGATATGAAAAATTTAGGAGCAGTATTTGATTCGCTTGCGTATGAATACACACTCCCTAAGGCTATCAAAGAGGGGTATCTGTCACCGATTAAAGCTGTGGCAATACCGCTTACACTTGACCTTTCGGGAGTTGCCACACAGGCAGGAGATTTTAAAGCAAGCGACATTGACACGGCACTTGATCCGTATCTTTATCAGATTGCCGAAGAAATGAAAAAATACTGTAAGGACCGTAAAACTGTTGTGTTTTTACCACTTGTAAAAACATCGCAGAAATTTAAAGACATTTTGAACGAAAAAGGCTTTAAAGCGGCAGAGGTAAACGGTAACAGTGATGACAGAACAGAAATATTGCAGGACTTTGAAAACGATAAATACAATGTCTTGTGTAACTCAATGCTTTTAACCGAGGGTTGGGACTGCCCAAGTGTTGACTGCGTAGTCGTGTTAAGACCTACAAAGGTGCGTGGACTTTACTGCCAAATGGTCGGCAGAGGTACAAGACTTGCTCCAAACAAGACGGAGCTTTTGTTGCTCGACTTTTTGTGGCACACCGAAAGGCACGAACTTTGCAGACCTGCACATCTCATTTGCGACAATGAAGAAGTCGCACAAAAAATGACCGAAAACTTATCGGAACAGGCAGGCTGTCCGATTGACATTGAAGAAGCAGAGGAAAAAGCAAGCGAAGATGTTGTGGCTCAGCGTGAAGAAGCGCTTGCAAATCAGCTTGCGGAAATGCGAACACGCAAACGCAAACTTGTAGATCCGTTGCAGTACGAAATGTCAATTCAGGCGCAGGACCTTGCAGGATATGTTCCTGCATTCGGCTGGGAGTGTTCTCCGCCTACAGACAAACAGAAAGCAAAACTTGAAAAGCTCGGAATATTCCCTGATGAAATTCAGAGTGCCGGCAAAGCAAAACTTATTCTTGACAGGCTCGAAAAGCGAAGAATTGAGGGCTTAACCACACCTAAACAAATCCGTATGCTTGAAAGCAGAGGTTTTCAGCACGTGGGCAAATGGCAGTTTGACGAAGCGTCAGCCTTGATTTCAAGGATTGCCGCAAACGGTTGGAGAACTCCGAAAAACATTAACCCGAAAACATATGTACCGCAAAGCGAGGTGAATACGGTTGGACTTACTTAATGCACTTGAATACATCAGTCCGTCAGAGCTTGACTACCAAGACTGGGTAAATGTCGGAATGGCACTCAAACAAGAGGGATACAGCGTAAAGGACTGGGACGATTGGAGCAGAGCAGACAGCCGATATCACAATGGTGAGTGTGAAAAGAAATGGCAGAGCTTTAACGGCTCTGCCTCACCTGTCACAGCAGGCACGATAGTCCAAATGGCAAAAGACAGGGGGATGACTTTTCGTGAATCGAAAGAACTCGGCTGGAATGATGAAATTGCTTTTGAACAGGGCGATATCGGAGTAACAGCCTGTGAGGGTGTAAAGTTTCACGAGCCTGCAAACTGGAATCCTGTGAATGAAATTGTAACCTACCTTGAAACCCTCTTTGACAGCTCCGAAAATGTTGGCTATGTAACCGAAACTTGGGAGAAGAACGATAACGGCAAGGTTAAATATCTGCCTACAAAGGGCAGTTGTGACCGTACGGCAGGTGAGCTTATTGCCGCCCTCAACAATTGTGACGGTGATATATCAAATGTATTCGGTGATTACAAGCCTGAAGCAGGAGCGTGGATAAGGTTCAACCCATTGGACGGCAAGGGTGTAAAAAATGAGAATGTAACCGATTATCGTTATGCTCTCGTGGAATCTGACTGTATGGCTCTTGAAGAACAAAATGCAATCATCAGAGAGCTTGAGCTGCCTGTTGCGGTGCTTGTTTATTCGGGCGGAAAATCAGTCCACGCTATCGTTAAGATTGATGCCGCAAACTATGACGAATACCGCAAAAGAGTTGATTATCTCTACAATGTATGCCATAAAAACGGCTTTGAAATCGACAAGCAGAACCGCAATCCGTCAAGATTGAGCCGTATGCCCGGTGTTATCCGCAACGGCAAAAAGCAGTTTATCATTGACACAAACATCGGTAAATCAGACTTTGCCGAGTGGAAAGACTGGGTGGAGAGCATTAACGATGACTTGCCCGATCTTGACAACCTCGCAGATTTTTTTGAAAATCCTCCCGAACTTGCTCCGCCTCTGATTGAGGGAGTATTGCGACAGGGACATAAAATGCTCCTCGGCGGACCCTCAAAAGCAGGTAAGTCATTTGGTCTTATCGAATTGTGTATTGCAATTGCCGAGGGAACAGAATGGTTCGGCTTTAAGTGTGCGCAGGGCAATGTCTTGTATGTGAATCTTGAGCTTGACCGTGCGTCCTGTTTTCACAGATTCAAGGACGTATATGAAGCACTTGGACTTGAACCCAAAAACTTAAACAGAATTGATATTTGGAACTTGCGTGGCAAGTCCGTGCCTATGGATAAGTTAGCGCCTATGCTCATACGCAGAGCTTTAAAAGGCAACTTTATAGCTGTTGTGATTGACCCGATATACAAGGTTATTACAGGTGATGAGAACAGTGCGGATCAAATGGCACACTTCTGCAACCAGTTTGACAAGGTATGTACAGAAATCGGATGTGCGGTAATCTACTGTCACCACCATTCAAAAGGTGCTCAGGGCGGTAAAAAGTCAATGGACAGAGTTTCGGGCTCGGGTGTTTTCGCTCGTGACCCTGATGCACTCCTTGACCTTACAAGGCTTGAAATCAGCGAAAATTTGATGAAGCAGCAAAAGGATGAAAGAACCTGTAAAATCTGCAAAGAATGGATAGGTCGCTTCAACAAAATCAGTGAAGTGTGTTCGCAGGATGATTTGGTAATGTCAAATAATATGATTGACATCGCACGCAAAACGCTTCCTGAACAGTCTTTTAAGCTGATGATGTCAGATGTTGCTCGTGCCGAAAAAACCGTAAAAGGGATGTCAGCGTGGAGAATAGAGGGTACTCTGCGAGAGTTTCCGGCATTTGATGCACTTAACCTTTGGTTTGATTATCCGATACACAAATCAGATACAACAGGTGTGTTGAAAGACTGTAATTTTGAGGGCGATTTTAACGTCAAAGGCTCGCCTTACAAAAAGAATTTTAGCAAGAAAAAAAGTGAATCGGAACGCAAGCAGGAACAAAACAATGCCCTCGAAACAGCGTTTAGCGGTGCTGAGGAAAACGGTCAGGCAAATGTAGCTGACTTAGCAGAATATATGGGAAAATCCGAAAAAACGGTCAGACGATACATAAAAGAGCACGGTGGTTTTTGGATAGACGGCGGTGAAGTAGGGCGAAAGGACACGGACAAAGTCGAATAATTTGTCTGTCTGTCCGAGGGACAAAGCCGATAAATTTTATGTCCCTGTCCGTGTCCCTAAGATGGACAAAGTCGATAAAAAATCGAAAATGTCCCTCTCGGACAAAAACAGGGACAAAGTCGATAAATTATCGAGAATGTCCGAGGGACAGACAAAACTATATATACTACTGTATATATAAACGATGTCCGTTCCCTAAAGGTCACAGGGGTGAAGTAGTTGTGCGAAGCTTACGCACAACAACTCCTTCCCCTGACCTGTGACTAAAAGCAAAATTCAAAAATCAAAAGTAACTTTAATGCTTTAAAGGAGTGAAATATCAAAAATGGAATTTTTTATGGCGATGATACCGCCGACCGTAACTGCACAGGAACATAAGGTTATGGTAAAAAACGGCAAACCTGTTTTTTACAATCCGCCCGAGGTGAAACAGGCAAGAGAAAAGCTCATGTCACATTTAGCAAAGTTTAAACCGTCAGACCCGTACAAGTCGGGTGTCAGACTGATAACAAAATGGTGCTTTCCTCGTGGTAAACATCAGGACGGCGAATATCGTATAACAAAACCTGACACGGACAATCTGCAAAAAATGCTAAAAGACTGTATGACCGCTATCGGCTTTTGGTCTGATGACGCACTTGTTGCAAGTGAGATATGTGAAAAGTTTTGGGCGGATGTTTCGGGTATTTACATCAAGGTGGAAGAACTGTGAATATCTCGGAAGTTAAACGCAACCTTGAAAGAACCGTGCTGTACAATGGAGCAGAATACATTCTGAAAGGCTGTATCATCAGACGGAATACAACGGGTCGGTTTTACTATCAGGCAGAGCTTATGGACACCAAAGCCAAAAGCTCGTTGATTGTAACTGCACTTGATAAGATTGACGAAAGGAGAGAAAGCATTGAAAGCGAGAATACCCGTTAAGCTGAAAAGAGAAGCTATGGCGGAGATTAACCGCCTTGCGGACAGGGAATATCAGAAAGTCAAGGACAAGGAAATTGCGGACGCCACAAGGCGAATTTTTAAGACTATGATTTTTGCTTTGTATCAGGACTTTGGCTTTGGCAGGGACAGATGTGCAAAGGCTTTGAAGTCGATGACCGAGATAATTGAACACTCCGACACTGACGAAGTGTTTTGGGAGCATATCGACCGTGTGGTTATCGACAAACTGAAACTTGAATTTGACCGCAGAGATTATACCGACAATGGAAAAGTTGTTAATTTTGAAGGAGACGAAGAAAGGGTCACGGAAAATGAATGAAACAGCCCTTGGTAAATATTATGATTTTTATGCCATCGATGAATATTATTGTGAAGATGACGAAGTTTTACCAAGACCTCCCAAAGTTATCGGCAAACCTTGCGGAGCAAAAATTTACAAAAAGCATATATATTTTCATTGTCGAAGTATGTTGAGATAAGGAGTGATATAGAATGAAATATTATTACAAATTGATTAACAATGAAACAAATGAAATAGAGAGCTATGTAGAAAGTTCTGGATGTATAAGACCTGAAAACATTTGTCATATACTTGGACTTAGCGGATATCACGCTGTAAGCTGTACAAAACAAGAATATGAGGAAAAGCCGACAGCGGAGGCTATCTTATCAGAACTTAAGGATATTAAGTCATATGTAGCCAGACTGACAGGATTTGTAGCTGAACTGGCAGGATACAGTATTGAAGATTAATTAAGAGGGGGCAGAAAGAAAATGTCAAATAGAAGTTTTTTAGGTTGCTTAACAGCAATCGCATTAGTTGTTATCGCAGTTATTGCTATTCCTGTGATAAGTTTTAGCAATGACCACGCATACACCGTAACAATCACCGATAAAGAGCGTGTGACAACACAGGTTGCCGAAGGTCAGACCGACAGCAAATATCTTATTTACGGTGAAGATGAAAACGGAAAGACTTATGTTTTCGAGGACACAGATACATTGTTCAGATGGAAATTCAATTCGTCTGATGTTTTCGGTGTTTTAAAGGAGGGCGAAACCTACGAACTTACGGTTATCGGTTTTCGTGTACACATCTTAAATTGGTACGAAAATATTATTGATTTTAAGGTGGTGAAATAAATGTATCACGGTATCAGATATAAAGGCTTACGCTATAAACTTTTTTCCATCCGTTGGAAACGAAAAAATCGCAATTGGAAAGATTGTGCGAAAAAACGCAAGGCAATAAAAAAAGATTGGGAAAGGAAGTGCAAGCAATGATTGATTGTTCAAAAACAGCAAATTATCTTAGTGAAAAACTAAGAATGATGAAAAAAACAAAGAATGGATTATGCAAAACTAAGTGTAGTGACTGTCCTTTGTGCGGTGATAACAACGGTGAAGGTTTATCGTGTTCAATCTTTGAATTATATTTTACCAAAAAAGCAATCGAAGCTGTTCAGAAATGGTCAGATGAACATCCGCAGAGGACTTATCTGACCGAACTCCTGAAACATTATCCAAATGCAGAGCTTAATCACGGAGTACCAAGGGCTTGTCTAAAAAAATTAGGAGCTGTTTCGGGTTGTGCAAAAACAAAAAAAGGTGACGTGTATATTAGCTGTTATAGTTGTTGGAATCAGCCTGTTGAGGAGAGTGAGAAAAATGGCTAAATTAAAAATTCGTGAGATATGCGGTGATTATGCTTTGGATATACCGTTCGCAGACGGTAGTGTAAACACGATATACTTTAATTCAAAACGAAATGCCGAAAATGTAAAACACATTATTGAGATTGACGGAAGTAACCCCAATGAAGCTACCGTGTGCGATATGCAAGAGATTAAGCACGGAAGTTGGGAATATGACAGCGAGGGTGTCGGTTATGCAAATTATTTATGTTCTGAGTGTAAAAATTTTCTCACTTTTTACGAGGACATTGATTTGTATCCATATTGTCCCTATTGCGGTGCAAAAATGAAAAAGGAATGATATAGGATGAAATGTTATTATAAACTAATCAATAACGAAACAAATGAAATAGAGAGCTATGTAGAAAGTTCTGTATGTATAAGGCCTGAAAACCTTTGCGATATACTTGGACTTAGCGGATATCATGCTGTAAGCTGTACAAAACAAGAATATGAGGAAGAGACATATGATGAAAATATCTGAACTAAAAATCAAGGTGAAGGAGAGGTGACATAGAATTGACGGTTAAAGATTATTTATATTCGGTCAGGGGTTTGGATAAGCTGATCAGAACGAAAGAACACGAGCTGTCGAAACTTAGGCTGAATATTGCACAGGTATCGGTTAAGCAGAACGAGCCTGTTAAGACATCGGGAGTGAATGACCCTATGCGAATTGTTGACAGGATTGCAGACCTGCAGGCTGAAATCAATCGGGAGATTGACAATCTTGTGCGGTTGAAAACTGAAATCCGCAGTAAAATCAACGCACTTGACGATTACCGTTACATTGCAATTTTGACCGAGTATTACATAAATTGTCAGAGGTGGGAGGATATTGCCGAGAGTATGGAAATGAGCGTAAGGCATACCCTGAGATTGCACGGCGAAGCGTTACAGGCGTTCCGAAAAAAGTTCGATTTCTCGTAAAATTATTTTGAAATGTCATTGAATGTCACCCTTACCCTGCGTATAATGGTATTATGAAAGTTTGACAAACAGGACATATGTAGAACTCTCCTAAGATAAAAAATCGCACAGACCGCTCATAGTTCCAGCTGTGGGCGGTTTTGTGTTGTAAGGAAAAATCAGATAAAAGAGGTGAGGTGATTGCCCAATGAGAAAAATTTAATACCGTTTACATCTGACCAAAGCCGTGATGAAGCCGTGAAAAACGGAGCAAAGGGCGGTAAGGCTTCGGGCAAGTCACGCCGCCGTAAAAAGAGTATGAAACAGGTTATGGATATGTTACTTTCCTTGCCTGCCAACACTCCTGCCGACTGGGAAATGCTTATTGACATGGGAATTAATGTTGATGAGATTGACGAAGATTTGGTCAATAATTTGCTCGTTGTAAATGCGGCACTTCTCAAAAAGGCTAAAACAGGTGATGTTAATTCCATTAAAGAATTAAGAAATATTATTCGTGACAATGTTTTTGAAAATCATAAAATCAAGCTCGACAATGCCTATCTCGACATTGAACGCAAAAAGGCTGAACCGCCAAAGAGTGACGGTTCGGAGTACAAAGGAATACCGGCTAATATGGTTGCACCGTCGTTTTCGTCGGTGCTTTTTGATATTGAGGGTAAAGAACATTCGGAATATGTTTTCCCCGGTGGAAGAGGTTCAACAAAATCGTCTTTCGTCAGTCTGAATGTTATTGATTTGCTTATGAAGAACGAGGATATGCACGCCTGTATTTTTCGTCAGGTAGCCGACACTCTGCGCAGTTCGGTGTATCAGCAGATTTTGTGGTCAATCTCTGCTCTCGGTCTTGAAAGCGAGTTTAACTGTACCGTGTCACCTCTCGAAATCACGAGGGTAAGCACAGGGCAGAAAATATACTTCCGTGGAGCAGATGATCCGGGCAAGATTAAATCAATCAAAGTACCGTTCGGCTATATCGGCGTTGTGTGGTTTGAAGAACTTGACCAGTTCACGGGCGAGGAAGCTGTCAGAAAGATTGAACAGTCGGTGATTCGCGGCGGTGACACGGCTTTTAAATTTAAATCGTTCAACCCTCCGAAATCTGCACAGAACTGGGCGAACAAATATGTTAAAATTCCCCGTCAAGACAGGCTCGTTATTGAGAGTACATACCTTACAGTACCGTCAAAATGGCTCGGAAAGCCGTTTATAGATGACGCAGAGTTCCTGAAAGAAACAAACCCTACCGCCTATGAAAACGAGTATATGGGCATTGCTAACGGCACAGGCGGCAATGTATTTGATAATGTTGTTATTCGTGAGGTCACAGATGACGAAATTCAGACATTTGACAGATTTTACAGAGGAGTTGACTGGGGTTGGTATCCTGATCCGTTTGCCTATGATTGTATGACTTATATTCCAAGTCAACACAAGCTCATTATTTTTGACGAGGAACATTGTAACAAAAAAAGTAACAGGGAAACAGCCGAATTGCTCAGAACTAAGCACGGAGTTACAAGTAATGACTTGATTACTTGCGACAGTGCAGAACAGAAGTCAGTCGGTGATTACAGGGCTGACGGTTTAATGGCTCGTTCGGCAGAAAAAGGACCCGGTTCGGTTGTTTACTCGATGAAGTGGTTGCAGTCTTTACGGGAGATTGTGATTGATAACACACGCTGTCCGCATACTGCACAGGAGTTTCTCGACTATGAATACGAGCGTGATAAGGACGGCAATGTTATCAGCGGTTATCCCGACAGAGACAACCACCATATTGACGCTGTCAGATATGCAATGAACAGAGTATGGAAACGCAGAGGTGAATAATGGGACTTATAGATTTTTTGAAAGGAGTGTGGAGGCGAATGTTTCCGCTTGAAAATATTCGGCAGGCGCTTAATTTACGGCTTGCGATTACAGCAGAAATGCAAAAGGCTATCGGCATATGGCAAAACTGCTATGTCGGCAAAGCTCCGTGGCTTGATGAAAATGTCATCAGTTTGAGGCTTGAGCAGTCAATCACGAGGGAGTTTGCTAACATTACGCTTAACGAAATGACGGTGAACATCTCAAATGAAACGCTGTCAAAATTGTTCTCAACTGCAACCGAGGAGCTTAATTCGGAGTTACAGTCAGGTCTCGCGACCGGTGCAATGGTTATCAAGCCTTTGGGCGGTGACAGAGTACAATATATCTCGGCAAATGCTTTTGTGCCGATTGAGTTTGACGCAAAGCACAGGCTTGTAAAGGTCATCTTCCCCGAATTTAAGAAAATCGGTGACAACTACTACACAAGACTTGAATATCACAGCCTTGACAAGGATAAAGGCTTGACAATTACGAATACGGCTTACCGTTCGTCATCATCCGAGGTTCTCGGTACTGAAATTCCTCTCGCTGTCATTGATGAGTGGGCAGACTTACCGCCTGCGGTCACATACCCCGATATGAAAAGACCTGCGTTTGGCTATTTCAGAGTGCCGATTAAAAACACGGTTGACGGCTCATCATGCGGTATGTCGATTTTTGACAGCGGACTTGAAATCATTCAGAAAGCCGATATGCAGTTTGGACGGCTTGACTGGGAATTTGAAAGCGGAGAGCGTGCGATTCATGTTGATTCTGCCGTGTTTAAGGACGGCAAAGCCGACAGACTTAACAGGCGTTTGTACCGTGCCGTTGATGTGGATTTGGGCGACGAAGAACTGTTCAAGGACTTTTCGCCTGCGTTCCGACAGTCCGACATTACGGACGGCTTGAATACATATCTGCGTATGATTGAGTTTGCGGTCGGTCTTGCATACGGTGACCTTTCAAACCCCGAAACAGTTGCAAAGACTGCTACGGAGATTAAGTCGGCAAAGGACAGAAAGTACAACACCGTGTCGGCAATTCAGAAACAGCTTCGCTATTGCCTTGATGACTTGGTGTATGCTCTTGCCTTTTACAATTCGCTGACAACAAGCGGTTATTCGTTTGTATGCGATTTCAAGGACAGTATTCTGACCGATGAAGAAACCGAACGCAAGCAGGATATTCAGGACTTAAACCTTGGTATCCTTCAAGCGTGGGAATACAGAATGAAATGGTATGGAGAGGACGAAAAGACAGCAAAAAAGAATCTTCCGCAGTCCTCTGAGGTTATCGAATAATGTTCACTCCGACTGAAATTGAGGCTTTGCCCTCGGCTATGGAACAGTTGTACCGCAGTTTACAGTTAAATATTATGTCCGACCTTACGGAGCGTTTGAAAGCTAACGGTGAGGAGATAACCTCTGCTGCCGATTGGCAGATAAACCGCTTGTATGAATTGGGCGTGAGTAAGGATGAAATAGACAGCCTTATTCAAAGCACGCTCAATGTGTCTGACGCTGAAATCGACAGAATCTATGATGAAGTCGTGAAATCGGGATATGCAAGAAACGAGGAGCTTTATAAAGGCAAGGGCAAAGAGTATATTCCTTATGCGGAAAATAAGCAACTGCAACAACTTGTAAAGGCGGTCAAAAATCAGACAAAATCGGAGTACAGGAACATTACAGGCTCACTCGGATTCGCCGTGAGAAATGCCGACAATACGCTGTCATTTACTCCGCTTGCAGACTTTTACCAACGCACTCTTGACAACGGACTTATGCAGATTGCAAGCGGTGCGGTTGATTATAACACAGTCCTTAAAAGAGCGGTTAAAGCTATGACCGACAGCGGATTGCGTACCGTCGATTATGCAAGTGGTTGGAGCAATCGTGTTGATGTGGCGGTTCGCAGGGCGTTGATGACAGGCTTTAATCAGGTTGTCGCAAAGGTCAACGAGGACAACGCCGAACAGCTCGGCACGGAATATTTCGAGGTCAGCTATCACCGTGGGGCAAGACCGACACATCAGGTGTGGCAGGGCAGAGTGTACAGCAAAAAGGAGCTTGAAACCGTCTGCGGATTGGGTACGGTCACAGGACTTTGCGGTGCGAATTGCTATCACAGCTATTCGCCGTTTATGAAAGGAATTGACACTCCGACATACAGCGAAGAAGAACTTGACCATATGAACGAGGAAGAGAACACGCCGAAAGAGTATAACGGCAAAGAGTACACGGCATATGAGGCACAGCAGAGGCAAAGACGGCTTGAAACCGCAATGCGTGCCGACCGACAGAAGATTGAACTGCTCACACAGGGCGGTGCCGATGACGATACAATCACAGGCGCAAAGGTCAGATATTTTCAAAGGCAGGACGAATATGTAAAGTTTTCAAAAGCAATGAACCTCCCTCAGCAATGGGAAAGAATAACCGTTGACGGCAAAAATGCTTTAGGCTCAAAACTCCCGAAAAAAGCAGAGAGTGTTAATAAAATCACCGCTGAATCTGTTGCAAAATCGGGTAAAAGTGGTATAATAAAAGAGAAAAGTAAAAAGCCTATTACTCCGATAACCGATAAAGCTATCAGTCGTATTCCTAAAGTTGATATTGAAGGTTATACAGAAGAGCAGTGTTTGGAAATTCAAAAACAACACAAGGAACTTTTGAAATTTTCAAAAGAACAAAATGAAAATAAAGAAGTTGCCTTCGTGTTAAAAAATGATGTGTCCAAAATGATTACAGAGCCTATTAAAGGAACTGATGAAAAAATAGATTTTGGATCAGCACTTCAAGGCAAAGATTTATTTGTTATGCACAATCACCCGAGAAACAGCAGTTATTCTTTAAATGATATTATCGAATTTATTAAGAATGATAGTATAAAAACATTTACTATTGTGAAAAACGATGGCAACATTGAAGTATTAACAAAGTTGAAAGGATACGACAGACTATCACTTTTAACAGAGTTACAACGAATGGGAAAAAAGAGGATAAAAACAGGTTCTGATAGTGAATACAGAAAGGTTATTGATAAATTTTTAAGTAAACATCAAGAAGGAGGTTTATTTGAATGGAAGAAATAAACAAATCTGTTTTAGATGGTTCTAACGAAGAAGCTTCAAAACGTCTTGACGAAATAATTAAAGAACTTGAAAAACAAAGAAACAAAAGCTAACCGCTCCGTAAAAAGGGCGGCTTTGTTGTTTAACTTGCCGAGAATATGTTCAGAGTAAGAAAAACGGCTTGTTCACGGCATTGCTTAACTTGCCTGTAACTTGCCGTAACAGAACTAAATACATCAAATCAGCACTTTGAGAAATCAGAGTGCTTTTTTATTATTAATCAAAGAAAGGTTTGATACTATGAGAAAAAGAATTTTAGCAATTGTACTTATGGTAGTTATGATTGCAACAACCGTACTGATTACTGTGGGCTGTACCGAGGCAACGCAGGTATCGCACAATGTTTCGCAGGAAGCAGACAATTTCAATGTGATACGCAGGCTTACGGTTATTAACACAAGAACCGATAAGCCGTCATTTGAACTCGTTGCCGCTTTTTCATTACAGGTCGATAATGACGATAACCAAATTGAGGTTGTCTGCGAAACGGGCAAGGGTGAATACAAAAAGCATATCATAGGTCTTAATGATGAAACTATGTATGTTGTAGAGGACATAAGCGGTGCAGAAGTGGATAAATACCGTTATGAAATTAACTTCCTGCCTAAACAGATTTTGCCGATTACATTTAAGAGTAAAGATTAACAGTTAAACCCGTCGATTTCGACCGGTTTAGAAAGGTGGTGACAGAATGAAAATCAGAGTAACAACAGCATTTAACGACAGGCAGAACGGCTATGTAACCCGACCTGTGAATGAAGTTTTTGAATGCTCCGAGCAGAGAGCAAAGGAACTCATTGACGGCGGTTTTGCAGAAGAGGTCAAGCCTGACGCTCCCAAAAAGCCGAGAGCCAAAGCAGTTAAAACAGAAAAAGCAGATTAAGCGCCCTTGCATTTGATTGCATAGGTGCTTTTATTTTACCCTGCCGTAGGTTATAACGGCTGAATTTCTACCGCAGGCAAAGCGGAATACAAGCTATGCAGAAAGGATTTACTATGAAGAATATACACACACTTCTCTCCGAAATCGGTCTTACAGTTCCCGAAGATAAAAAGGTAGACTTTGAAAAAGCCTTTGCGGATAATTACAAAACCGTGTCAGAGGTTGAAAAGCTCCGCACATCAAGGGACAACTACAAGTCACAGCTTGAAACTGCACAGACTGCACTCAAAAAGTTTGAGGGTGTCAATGTGGACGAGCTCAAGGGCGAAATCAAAAAGCTCAACGGCGACCTTGCAACCAAAGAGAAGGAGTATCAGACAAGGATTGCGGATATGGAATTTAACTCAGTGCTTGACGGTGCAATTTCGGAAAGCGGTGCAAGAAACTCAAAGGCTGTCAAGGCTCTGCTTGACCTTGAAAACCTGAAAACATCTAAAAATCAGGCAGATGACATCAAAAAGGCTCTCGAACAGGTTAAGTCCGAAAACGGCTATATGTTCGGTTCTGACGAGCCTTTTCAGAATCCTGTCGGTGCAACCAATACAGGTAACGGCGGTACAGGCTCAAATCCGCTTGCGTCAATGCGTGCGGCTATGGGACTTTCTGCCGAAAAGAAATAATTTTATTAAATCTATGAGGTGATTTTATTATGGCAAACACAATTGCACTTTTTAAACAGTACACAGCGTTGCTTGATGAGGTCTATAAGCAGTCGGCACTCACAAGCAAAATTGACGGTGCGTCAGACCTTGCAACACAGGGCGCTAACGCAAACGAGCTTATCATTCCGATGCTCACAATGGACGGTCTTGCTGACTACTCACGCAACAGCGGTTATGTTGACGGCGATGTTGAGCTTACGAACGAAACCGTGAAATGTAACTTTGACCGTGGCAGAATGTTCACGGTTGACACAATGGATAATGCAGAAACGGCAGGCATTGCATTCGGCAGACTTTCGGGCGAGTTTATCCGCACAAAGGTTGTTCCCGAGCTTGACGCTTTCCGCTTTGCAAAGTATGCCGGTACAAGCGGTATTTCTTCCGTGAGTGCAACTCTCACAACAGGCGAAGATGTTGTAAAGGCTCTCCGCACAGCCTCAACAAAAATGGACGAGGACGAAGTTCCTTTCGAGAACAGACACCTTTTCATCACATCACCGCTTTACGGTCTTGTGCAGGATCTTGATACAACAAAGTCAAGGGAGGTTCTCAGCCGTTTTGCAGATACCACACTTGTTCCTCAGTCAAGATTCTATACAGCAATTGAACAGCTTGACGGCACATCCTCAAGCAAGGAAAAGGGCGGTTACAAAAAGGCGACTTCGGGCAAGAATATCAACTTTATGATTATTCACGGCTCTGCTCCGATTCAGTTCACAAAGCACCTTGACACAAAGGTTATTGAGCCGTCAGTTAATCAGAGTTCTGACGGTTGGAAGTTTGGTTATCGTATGGTCGGTATTGCCGATGTTTATGCGAATAAAAAGGCAGGTATCTACTGCCATTCAGCCGTAGAGGCTTAAAGGAGTGTTACTATGACCGCTTATGCCGATGAAGGCTATTACATCTCTGAATATCTCTGTGGCAGAAAGGCGGTCATTGTTTCCGCCTTTGATTATTATGCACGCTCTGCAACCCTGCTCATTAAGGCATACACAGGCGAAAATGTTGACGGGAACAATATTCCCGAAAGCGTAAAACTCTGCTGTTGTGAGCTTGCAGAGCTTGTATATAACGATGAAAAGCAGTCCGCAAATTCAGGAATTTCATCTGCAAGCGTCGGTGATGAATCCGTAAGCTATGTGTCCGAAGAAGAGCGTAAAACCGCCCATAAAAAGGCTGTCAGACACACAATTTACAAGTATCTTGCCGACACCGATTTGTTGTACAGAGGTGGTCGCAGATGATTATTACCCCTGAAAGCTCCTGCACAATCTACAGATTCAACGGCTCAGGCTATGACCGATATTTCATTCCCGAATGTCATTGGCAGGAGAACAAGGCTCGCAATGTGCTTAAAAGCGGAATGCAGAACGCTGACAGCGTGACGGTGTATATTCCGATTGAATCCGCAGGGCTTTTGCCCGGCTTTTTAAAACCGAGCGAAAACCTTTTTGCAGGTCAGCTATGCACCCCTCAGAACAGCGCACAGGACATTATTATTAATGGCGAGAGTAATTTCACCTTTGATAATTCAAACCCTCAGAGCGTGTCACAGAGCCTTAAAACGCTAAAGGAAAAACACAGGTGCTATGCGGTTATGTCGATTGATGAAAAGCTCTACGGCGTAACCGATTTACAGCACATCAAAATTTCGGCGAGGTGATTGCATGAAGATTGTTCAACCGCCCGATTTTGTCATCAAGTCAAAAAACGGAACGGCAGGTTTCCTCTGGGATAAAAAGTTTGCAGTCCGCAAAAATGCCGATGTGTTAAAGGTGCAAAAGTATGTTGACAGCACGGTTTTACGATTGATGAAACCCTATACACCATTCAGAAACGGCGTGCTTGAAAAGTCGGCAACCCTCTCAACGGTTATAGGCTCGGGTGAAATTCATCAGAACACACCGTATGCGAGGTATCTCTACTACGGCAAGGTTTACGGTCCCAATATCCCGATTAAGGAAAACGGTGTTATTGTGGGTTATTTCAGCCCTAAAGGACAGAAGAAACACCCCACAGGCAAAATGCTTGTTTATTCTCGGGCAAAGCACCCTCTTGCCGGCAAGATGTGGTTTGAACGAATGAAAGCCGACCGTAAAAAAGAGATTTTACAGGGTGCTGCTAAAGTGGCAGGAGGCACGGCAGAATGAACATAATTGAACTTATGCAGAGCATTGTGATGAGCTTTCCAAAGCTGAATGATGTCCTGCACATTGACTACACAACCCCTGACACCGACAGCTACGGTTTATCTCCGACAGGCGATACACTGATTAAATCAGATGTTCTCGGCAATCAGGAGCGACAGCACACATTCATCTTGTACGCTGTTTATCAGTCGGTTAATGACTATGACCGCCTTGCCAACAGCGGACTTATTAACGAGTTACAGCTGTGGCTTGAAAAACAGGCAAAAGGGCAAACGGTGACCGTAACGGTTGGCGACAATGAGCTTGCAGGTACGCTCACAAAAATAACCTGTTCAAACGGTATGCTTTATGACATACCCGACAGCAATTTAATTGGTAATGTAATGTATCAGTTACAGATTACCGCAGATTACAAAATCGAAAGTGAGGAATTTTAATTATGGCAACAACACCCGATATTGGTAAACTCAAAAGAAGTTATCTTATGCACTACATTGACGCTTCGTTTGGTGGCGAAACCCCTAAGTGGTTTTTGATTGGTCGTGACATCGAGGATATGTCCGTTGAACTCAACCCCGACACAGAAACAGTCAAGAACATTCTTGATGAAACCGTTGTAAACGATAACGGCTATGAACCGTCAATTGACGCAGACACTTATTACGCAAACACAGGCGATGCAATCTATGAAAAGATTAAGGATATTGCAATGAACCGCCTTACAGGTGATGACTGCAAGACTGCAATTCTTGAAGTCCTTGTTGATAAGAAGACAGGTCCGTATGACGCTTGGACTGAAACCTGTATCGTAAAGCCACAGTCTTACGGCGGTGCTCAGGGCGGTGTGAACATTCCGTTCAACATCGCATTTAACGGCGACAGACAGCAGGGTACGGCTACAATTGAGAAGAAAGTGCCGACCTTTACCGCAACGGTTTAATCTTTGGGGAGGGATTGATTTATGCAGAAACTTGTTTTTGACAGAGGTTACAAGGAGTATCAGATTGGCGATGACGAAAACGCAGTAATCCGTATCAACACCACGGATGTGGGCATTCTCGCAAGGCTCAACAAGGCAGTCAAGAATATTGAGCAGATTCAGAAGAAGTATGAAAACGCTGAAAAAGCTGAAAACACAGACGCAATTCAGCTTATCACCGAGTGCGACAAGGACATCAGAGAGCAGATTAACTACATTTTCGGCTCGGATGTCTGCACGGTTGCCTTTGGTGAAATTAACTGTCTTTCACTTGTGGGCGGTAAGCCGATTTTTGAAAACTTCCTTGAAGTGCTTATTCCTGTTATGCAGGCTGATTTTGAATCGGCACAGAAAATTTCCGATGAGAAAGTCGGCAAATACACTTCACAGGTGAAAAAGTGATTGAATTACTGCCGAAAAGCCTTGAGGTTGACGGCAGAAACTACGAAATCAATTCCGACTTCCGTGTTGCTCTGCTGATTTTCAAAGCCTATGCAGACGATGATCTGAACGATTTTGAAAAATGCCGAGTGTGTGTCGAGTGCCTTTACAAGGAGATTCCCGAAAATTACCAAAAGGCACTTGACAGGGCAACTTGGTTTCTTGACGGCGGAGATATTCCGCAGGGCAAACAGCTCCCCGTTCGTGTGCTTGATTGGGAGCAGGACGGACATATAATCTTCCCTGCTCTCAATAAGGTTGCAGGAGCGGAAACACGCACAGTCGATTATATGCACTGGTGGACTTTTCTCGGCTTGTTTAATGAGGTGGGTGACGGCTTGTTTACACAGGTGATTTCAATACGCACCAAAAAGGCAAAGCATAAGAAGCTCGACAAAACCGAACGGGATTTCTACAATGAACATAAAGAACTTATTGACCTAAAGCCCAAACTCACAGCCGAAGATAAAGAGGAACTTGACTTCATAAATTCGCTTGTGTAGTGTAGTATCTTATCACATATTGTTGACATTCTCTAAATGTTAGTGTATGATTAAATAAAAACTATATTGTTTTAACATTTAGGAGGATGAATGATGAAAAAACTCATAGCGTTAGCATTAACCGCAGTTTTTGCAGTATCGCTTGTTGGCTGCGGTACAACAGCGGAAAGCAGTTCAAACACCGATATAAAGGCTGAAACTTCCGAAATGGTAACAACTGAGGTGGCTAAGTACAGTAATGTTGCAATCAATTCAGCAAAAAAAGCCATTCAATATATGCAGAGTTATGTTGACGGAACACTTACTGCCGAAGAAGCAGAAGCAAAGCTCGATGAGATTGAAAATGACCTCGGTGATTATATTCTGAAGAATGAAAATCTTCCGACAACTGATAATGACCGTTGGATTAGCGGTGAGATAGATTTGGCTAAATATTCTCTTGGCACTGATAAAGTCGCAAGTGTTACAGAGCATATGGATGAGCTGAAATCAATGATTGAATAAAACGAAACAGCCACTCCAAACGGGGTGGCTGTTCTTTTGCAAAATTTTATTAGCGTACATCATAACGGTGTGCGCTGTTTTTATGCCCATTTTTAAATGAAAGGATGTGAAAATTTGGCGGTTGACGGTTATCTGAATTTTGACACGAAACTTGATACATCGGGTTTTAACGGCGGTTTGGCACAGGTTAATACTACTGTTACCAAATCAATCGAAAGGGTAAAAAATCAGCTTAAGACCTTTGCAAAGACTGCCGCTGTTGCTTTCAGCACTTATGCAATTACAAATTTCGGCAAAGAGTGCATTGAGCTTGGTTCTGACCTTGCGGAGGTGCAGAATGTTGTTGATGTTACTTTCCCAGCAATGACCAAACAGGTTGACAAGTGGGCAAAAAGTGCAGCTAATTCTTTTGGTTTGTCCGAAACAATGGCAAAGCGGTATGTCGGTACTTTCGGCTCAATGGCTGAGGCTTTCGGTTTTACAGAGAAAGAAGCCTATGATATGTCAACCACGCTGACAGGACTTGCAGGCGATGTTGCTTCATTCTACAACATCAGACAGGACGAAGCCTATACAAAACTTAAATCAGTATTTTCGGGCGAAACCGAAACTTTAAAAGATTTAGGCATCGTAATGACACAGACTGCGCTTGACAGCTATGCCCTTGCAAACGGTTACGGTAAGACCACAGCTAAAATGACCGAAGCCGAAAAAGTAACATTGCGTTACAAGTTTGTTCAAGACCAGCTCGCCAATGCGACGGGTGACTTTGCCCGAACGCAGGACAGTTGGGCGAATCAGACAAGAATTTTACAGCTCCGACTTGACAGCCTGAAAGCTACACTCGGTCAAGGTCTTATCAATGTGTTTTCTCCGCTGTTAAAAAATCTTAATTCCTTTATCGAAAAATTAGATGTTGCAACGGAAAAATTCAAAAGCTTTACGGAACAGGTTTTCGGCTATTCATCTGCAACCGACAATTCCGCAAATTCCGCAAGCTCTGAAATGACAGACCTCACCGATGAAACAAAGAGTGCAAACTCTGCACTTGCCACAACATCGAAAAAGACAAAGGAAATTAAAGACAATCTTCAAGGATTTGACAGGCTCAATGTGATGAGCCTTGAAAACAGTTCATCAGATGACAGCACAGCAGTAAACAGCCCCACAAAGAAATCCTCTAAAGCCGCAGTTAACGCACTTGATACTGCCGCAACAGCGATTGAAAAGCGTATAAACAAGGTTTTTGACAGCATTAAAAGAGCCTTGAATAATCTGAAAAATGCTTTTGTTTCAATCGGTGAATCGTGGAAGAGAGTGTGGAAAAACGGCACAGGCGAAAAGATTATCGGAAACATCAAACAGCTTTTGAAAAATGTTTTTGATATCATCGGTGATATTTCGGGAGCGTTTACAAAGGCTTGGAATAAGGCAAGACTTGGTGACGAGGTTGTGCAATCCATTATCGACAAATGGAACAGCTTGCTTGAACTTGTAAATACGATTGCAGAGGATTTTCGCAAAGTTTGGAATAACGGCACCGGTGAGAGAATTTGGACTAATATTCTGAATATTATCAAAAACTGCAACAACTACACCAAAACTCTGCGGACTAAAATCAAACAGGCTTGGGACAAAAATGAATCGGGCAAAAAGATTTGGGAAGCAATCCTTGGCATTGTTGAAGATATCACAGGCTTTTTGAGCGATATGTCAGAGATTCGCCTTGAATGGCTTGAAAGTCTTGATTTGTCACCGCTTGTATCAGCTGTTGCCGACCTCGGACAGGCGTTCAGGGATTTGCTCAAAGCCTGCGGAGATAAGCTGAAACAGGCATACAAGAATATTCTTCTCCCACTTGCAAAATGGACAATTGAAGAAGCAGTTCCGAAACTTGTAGAAGCCCTTGCAGGAGCGTTAGAGCTTTTGGGTAAAATGGTAGGTTCAATAAGTGCAGACGCTTTGCAGGCGCTTGCAGGAGCATTAGTCAGTTTTGGCACAGCTCTTGTGATTTTTAAAACTGCACAAGCTATTGCAAAAGGCATAGACAGGATAAAAAACGCAATAGACGGTATGGTTACTGTTTTTAGCACGCACCCTGTCCTTGCTGTTGTAGGCGGTGTTGCAAGTGCGCTGACAGGTCTTGTGACTGCTATTAAACTTGCTAATGACGAAGAACTTGAAAAGCTCGGATTTAAACAGGCAACAGAAGAAATGCAGGGTTATGTTGATGCAGTTAATCAGTGTAAAGAAGATGTCAGCACTTTATGCGACGAAATCAAAGAATCGCTTGATAATACTTCCACGGATATGGGAGTTATTGACAATTACAAAGAGCGTCTTGATGAACTCTTGCAAAAGGCTAATCTCACGCCTGAGGAACAGGCAGAGCTTGAAACTATCGGCGAGTATTTTTCTGACAAGTACCCTGAATTTGAAAAAGCTTGGGATAAGTACATATCAAAAGATGATAAAGGCAAAATTCGTATAAATGGTAATACCGATGAAATCATAACAAAACTTGACAAACTTATTTTGAAGTACAAGCAGGTTGCAAGTTCAAGTGCAATTTCTGACCTTATGGAAGAAAATTCAAAGGCGATGATTAAATCAAACAAGAGCGTAAGTGATGCGGCTGTTAAGTACAAACAAGCGCAACAGGCTCTTGATGAATTTAAGGAAAAATGGAACTATGATAATCTCAATTTAGATGTTCCTGATTTTTGGACATTACAGAGTGTTGACCGAAAAGCAAACACCTCTTACGGAAAGTTGAAAGATGAATACGAAGAACTGAAAAGCAAACTTGACGAAGCAAGTTTAGGTTACGATGAAACCTGTGAAAAGGCGGCACAGCTTGAGCTTAACAGTTCAGACCTTGCGCGAATGCAGGCAGTTGTAAACGGTAATTACAGTGATGCCTCTGCGGTCCTTATGGCATATAATGCAGGTCTTATCAGCACCGAACAGGTTCAAAAATCTCAATGGAAGTCTTTGGATAATCTTACACAAGCTGCCAAGGATTCAGGCAAAAATATGGTTTTTGGCATGTCTACAGGTGTCAAGGAATATATCGGAGATGTTAGAAAAAAAGGTCTTGAAACAGCCTCTACATATCTTGACGCTCTTAACGGCAAAGACGGTGTGGACTGTCATTCACCGTCAAAGAAAACATACAAAACAGGTGTATATGTTATGCAAGGATTGATTAATGGTATTAATTCCATGAAACTTCACCTTATGGTATGTATGGACAGCTTGGGAAATGTGTTTACAAATTCTTTTAATTCGATTTTGGGCAAAACGGAAGGCTTTATCAACAATTTTGTTAGTCCGTTCAACAGCCTCGGCAGTGCTATTTCAGGCGGAATGAGTACAGCGGCAAAGATTGCTTATGAAGCGTTAGGAAGTGTAAACGGCAATGTCGGACTGCCTAACATTACAGTTCCCCGACTTGCCACAGGTACGGTTGTTCCTGCAAATTACGGCGAGTTCTTGGCTGTTCTCGGTGATAACAAGCGTGAGGCTGAGGTTGTTTCGCCGATTTCAACTATCAAACAGGCACTTATTGAGGCTATGGCAGAGATAGGCTCAACAGGTGACAGCGGTGACATTAACCTTACTGTAAATCTTGACGGCGAAGTGATTTTTAACAACATTGTAAAACGCAACAACGCAGTCAAAAAGCGTCACGGTGTCGGTGCGTTAGGTTAGGAGATGATGACATGGCAAATTTTAAAGGCTATTTAATAAGGTTTCCTAAGAGCGGTAAGCTGTTTCCACACAAACTCATTGCGAAGGATAACTACAACGGCACTCCGCTCCAAAGAACCGAAATTAAGGCATACCGTGACAGCAACAATCTTCTGCATCGAACAACTTCGCCAAATTACAAGTCGAGAATTGAGTTTACAACCGTTGATGAACTCAACCTTGCACAAATGCAGTCGATTAGAAGTGCTTTGAATAGTTCGTGGGATAACTCTCAACAGCGTAAAATCCGTGTCGAGTATTGGGACGATGAACTTCTTGCATATCGCACAATGACCGCCTATATGCCCGACATCACCTATCAGGTCAAGAAAATCACCAAAAACAACATCATATACAATGCCGTGACTTTCATTTTTATTGAGTATTAAGGGGGTGACAGATTGCTATCCGTTTCAAGTACGCATAAGCAGAAAATTATTAACGAGCTGATTTCAAACAAGCTCGAAATCTTTTCATCTGACAGCAAGTTTGATGTCATCACCGAAACCAACATTGAAAGCGAAAGTATGAGCCTTAAACAGTCGATTTGTGACGAAAACAAATTAAAGTTCGGCGGTTGCATTGCTTCCGAATTTAAAATCGGATTGCTGAACACCGTTGACAGAACCTTTGATGTTTCAAAACTTGTCGGTTGTTGGATTTTAGTTAAGCTGACACAAACTTTTCCGTCAGGCTCTCCGATACTGCCGAGCAGTTCATTATATCCAAGCGACACACTCTATCCGGGCGAAGCCGTGACAACAAAGTCGTGGTGCATTTTTAACGGTATGATTGACAAAGCCGAGGTCAATAAAACGGATCAGAACAAAATCAGCATAACCGCCTATGATGTGATTTCACAGCTTTATGAAACCGACTGTACAAACGCTCTGCAAAAGCTCTGGAATAACAATTCTAACAGTACTTCGGTCTATGCACTGTTGGCAATGGTTTCTGAAAAATTTATTAACCTATGCGGTCAACCTGATGCCCATTTTTTATCCGACCGTTTACTTAACGAGGTTATCAACAAGGTTGAGAATCTGACTGTTAAGAATATGAAAATTTTTAACAAAGTATGGCTTGATGATTCCGAAAAGGTTAATTACGGTCAATTGCTTAATTATACAGCGGAAATGCTCGGTGTGTTTGCTTTTGTTAAACCCGATAACCGAAAAGGCGGTAACATTGTTTTTGTCAACCTTGAAACCGATACAACAAAAGCAGAAAAATATGACTTTTACGAGGCATTCAACGCTGACGAAAAATCAAGCGGTACATACGGGACTGTTGACTTTGCAATCGGAGGTTCTACACGAACCGCAAAGGTGCGTAGCTACAAGTTTTTAAGCGGTAAAACCTATGATATGACAGACAACATTCTTGTATGGCAGGAAAACGATAATGCAGGCGGTGCGTGGATACACAAGTTTGAAAATTTGTTTTCAGGCGATACAGGCAAGCGGATACACCATAAAATTTATAAGCCTATCGAGGCAACCCTTGACGGCAGATTGTGGGTTGAGCCGGGCGATATGGTTAAGGTGAAGTACTATGTCACCGACGCTGACGGCAACTATGCCTATAACGCTGACGGCACTCCGCAAACCGCAACCGTGACATCATATGTGTTATCGAGAGAGCTTACGGGCATACAGGCACTCACAGACAAAATCACAGCGAAAGGAGAATAATTTTGAACAAATACACACGAATGAACTGGGAAAATACCCCCTCAACAGCAACTCCGCTGACTGCCGATAACCTCAACCATATGGACGAGGGGATTGAACGGGCAACAGACGGAGCAATTGCACTTGAAACCGAAATAGCCACGGCAAGAGGCGGTCAAAATTCACTCGGAGCAAGGCTTGATAAAACAGACAAGAGTATTGCCCGAAAGCTCGATTCAATGCTGTTTGACAGCGAGCCAAAAAATAACAGCCCGTGTTATCTCACAAGCGGAGCAGTTTACAACGCTCTGCTTGTGAAAGCAGATAAAACCGCCTTGGCGACTAAATATGATTCGTCAAATATCGAACTCGGTACAGCTACTCTTACTCCGTACTCTACTCAGATTGATAAAATAAAATCTGCAACTTGCCTTTATGAAAGAATTGGCGATATCGTTATTGTAAATGTCACC